AATGAAGATAGAAACTGTTGGGTATCAAGAAGCTTTAAGGACTGCAACAAGACAGCTTATGCAAGAAGAGAATTTATACATATCAGGATTAGAGAAAGGCGTCAAACCACGAAATGCGAAATCAGAACGTTTACTTTCTCTGGTCCCTATGTTTGCAAAAGGTGACTTCTTTTTTAGACCTGAAGATATAAATGCACAACAAGAGTTTCTATCATACCCTAAAGGTAAGCATGATGATATCATGGATGCAGTATGGACTGCATTAGATGGTCATAGGTCTTGTAGGGTCAAGAAATATCAAGAAAATGAAGAAAATAGTAATTTAATTAAAAAATTCCTTGACTGGAAGCTAATGTAGGTTGTAAGTTACGCGATATGCCAAAAGTAGAAAACCCTCAAAATAATTATTCTCAGCTCAATGATGATGAACTCGTAGATAAAGTTCATAGTTTATGGCGAACATATTCTAAGAACAGAGAGACCTGGGCTACTCATGCGCAAGAAGACAAAGAGTTTAGACTTGGGAAGCAGTGGACACAAGAAGAGAAACGAATCCTTGAATCTCGTGGGCAAGCTCCTATTGTAGTCAATCGTATACATCCAGCTGTAGAAGCAGCTAAAGCTATGATTACTTCTAGGCGCCCTAGTTTTCGTGTTGCAGCAAGAGAAGATTCTGATAATAAAGTTGCTCAAACATTAAGTGCATTATTATCTTATATGTATGATATATCAGATGGGCGTTCAGTTATAAGAGAAGTCGTAGATGATTACTATGTAACTGGCTTGGGTTATATACACGTATATCAAGACCCTATGATGGATATGGGCAAAGGAGAAGTTTGCATACATAGTGTAGACCCTCTTGATGTTTATGTCGACCCTAATTCTAGAAGTCGATTTTTCGATGATGCCGAGAATATTATAATTTCTCGATTTTTTACACGTGACCAAGCCAAAAAATTATATCCAATATATGAAACAGCTATTGATAATGTTAATTCTGACCAGTGGTCTGATAGGCCTCAAACAGATAGAGCAGATGATGGCGAAACTATATTTCCAGAAGACACTGAAACTAAAACAAATTTCGGAACTTTTGGAGATAGTGATGAGTATGTTCGTGGATACGAATGGTATTCTAAAGAATTAGTTAGTAAGTTTAGAATATTTGAATCATTTAGTGGTCATGAAGATTTATTAGATAAAGAAGATTTTGATACTTATATAAAAAAACCAGCATGGATAATTAATGGTCAGCCAGTTACAGACCCTGAGCAGGCGAAACAACTTATTATGCAAATTCAACAAAAAATGATGCTTGAATATCAAGCGATGGTTGAAGAGAGTACTGCTCAAGGTATTCCTGCTGAAGATTTACCTGCTCCTGACGAACCTGATGTTAAAGAAATTGATTATCAACAATTAATTTTACAAGGTTTAATTGAAGTAGCACAAGTCCAAGTACAACGTGTTCATCAGTGTGTAGTTATTGGAGATAAAAAGTTATATAGTAGAGTTTTACCTACTGAACATTTTCCTGTGATTCCATTTTGCAATATACATACTAGAACTCCATTTCCTGTTTCTGATGTTAGAATGGTAAAGCATATGCAGGAATATATAAATAAAACACGTTCTTTGATTATAGCACATGCTACTACTAGTACTAATACTAAAATACTAGTTCCAGAAGGTAGTGTGGATATGAAAACATTTGAAGAGAAGTGGTCACAACCTGGAGTTGCTATTCCAGTAGATATGGATGCTGGAACACCTATGCCAGTACAGCCAATGCCTCTTCCAAATGAATTATATAAAAATGAATTAGATGCTAAAAATGATATTGACCATCAATTAGGATTATATGAAATGATGATGGGAAATTCATCTGTAGCTCCTCAAACCTATAAAGCAACTGTATCTTTAGATGAGTTTGGGCAAAGGAAGATTAAATCTAAGCTTGCAGATATTGAAGCTAGCCTTACCCGTGTTGGGCAAGTTGCTATACCTTTAATGCAACAGTTATATACAGTACAAAAAATATTTAGGATTGTTCAGCCAAATAATTCAATGTCTGAATATGCTATTAATAAACAGTTGTATGATGATAAATCTAGAGAAATACAAGTTATTAATAATATTACTGTTGGAAAATACGATGTAATAGTTGTAGCAGGGTCAACCTTGCCTACAAATCGTTATGCTGAACTTGAGTTTTATATGGATGCTTATTCTAAAGGACTTATTGATAGAGAAGAAGTTCTTAAGAAAACAGAAGTATTTGATATCGAAGGCGTTTTAGAACGTACTGATATTATTGCTCAATTAAAAGGTCAAGTACAACAATTAGAAGAACAAAATAAAAAATTGTCTGGAGATTTACAAACTAGAGATAGAGAATCAGTAAATCTTCGCAAAAGAGTTGAAGTTGAGAAGTTTAAATCAGATATGGATGGTATTAGCAATAAAGCGCAAGCTGCTGGTACTTTATTTGAAAGACGACTTGATGACAACTTATCTACTGTTAAGACTGAAATCAGTCGCTCAATTAAAGAAGGCTCACCCTCTGGAGGTAGACCAGGGGCAGCTAACATGAAGGAACAAGACTAATGGAAAATACAAATGTACAGGATACCCCTCAAGCAGGCTCTCAGGATACTTCAAAGGTTTTTGAAGCTCCTCAGGATAATGTAAATCAGGACTCCTCAAGCGAATTGTCCGTTGATGATATAATACTAGGTAATTTAAATGAAACGGCTTCCGCTTTTGGAACACCCGAACAAGTAGAACAGTCAGAAGTTAATGCTACTGAAGCTCCAGTAGAATCTGATAATGTAGAATCTGATGCTAAAAATGACCCTCAAAGGTATCAATATTGGCATTCTAAATCTGCAAAATTAGAGAATGAAGTGGAGCAATTACGTGCTCAGCAACAACAAATATTTCAGCAACAAGCTAAACAAAATGAAGTTGTTTCACCTGAGCCACAGCAAGAGCAAAAATTTCCAGATGCACCTACAAAACCTAGTAAACCACGTAGCTTTTCTAGAGAGGAAGCTTATGCAGACTCCTCTAGTGAAAGTGCTCGTTATTTAGACGAGGTAGAAGATTGGCGTGATAACATGGATGAATATAAAGAGATAAAACATCAGTATGATATGGCATTAATTCAAGAAAAGCTTGATGCTGAGCAGAAAGCTAGACAGAATGATATCCAACGTAGAGATGCTTATATGAAAAAGCAAAAAGAAGTTGCACAGGTTAATAAATTAGTGCAAACTAAATACGGACTTACAGGTGATGAAGCTCAAAGTTTTATTAAAGAAATGTCATCCGCTAATTCATTAACTATGGATAATTTGGTGCAATTGTGGAGGATAAGGCAAGGACAAGGCGCTCCTATGAGTGGCAATGTTCAGGCTAGTCCATCTCCTACGTTTCAACAAACTAAGAGAGCGCAACAAGTACCTTCCCCTATGGGAGTACAGTCAAGCATAGGACAGCAAGCTTCAAGCTCTACAGAAGACCAGATTATGGACAGAATGATTTCGGATTTAGATAGTAAGAATCCGTTTAAATTAAAATAACCCTACTTGAAGACCAAAAGGTAGCTGATAGAGGGTAAAAGAATAAGAGGTTGTAATGGCAACAGTATATAGTAATATTGCGTCTGCCGCCGGTTCAGGTACAGCTGATTTAGATAATACACGTAGAGTCTTTAATTTTGGGGACAGAGTTGCAGAGTTATCTCCGCAACAAAGTCCATTTTTTGTATACTTAAGTAAAGTAGCAAAGAAAGCAACTAATGACCCTGTGTTTAAATTTCTAGAACAGAGACATCAATGGCAAAGACGTAATTTCGAAATTCACACAGCATTAACTACATCAGGTGCGGAAGTGCATGGTGGAGCTTTTGATACTGGTGAAGATTTAATAGTAAAAGCAAAATATGACAAATATGGTAAAATAAGCAGTGGTTCTCACTGTCCATTTATTGTACCAGGTTGTGTCGTAGCGGTAAAAGCTGATGATGGCGTAGTGTATCGTTTCAAAGTTAATGAAAGTGCTGTAGTTGAAACAGGTACTTCTGTAACAGATGATGCTACATCATTAACTCATGATACTGATGATGGTAAAACTAATGTTGCTGGTGAAATGCTTACAGCAGTAGGAACAACAATACCTACTGCAACAGTTTTTTCAGCTGGCAATAAAGGTCAAGTCATTGGTAGTGCATGGGCTGAGGGTACTGATACTCCAGTTGGTTGGGAAGATGCAATGTATGACCAAGAGGGATATTGTCAAATATTCAAAACTGGAATGAACATATTCTCTGGTACAGCTATGGCTACTGAGTACAGAGGTATTAAAAATGAATACCAACGTATTTGGCAAGATAAATTAATGGAACATAAGATGGATATAGAGCAAGCTATGTTGTTTAGCGAAGGTAAATCCACAGCTGCTCAAGAAGCTGCTAGTGGCGGTGCTCCTGTTAGATATTCTCACGGGATTGTACCTTATACCAGTGCAAATGGTAAAGTCTATAACCTATCTTATGCTTCATCTGGATATGACGCTTTCTTAGATGCAATGGAAGATTTCTTTGCACCTGAAGGTGGAAATTCAGGAGAAAAACTAGTATTGGCTTCAAGAAAAGTAATCACGTATTTAAATAAATTAGGTGCGGGTTCTTTCATGAATAACTCTGTTGGTTCTTCTCAGTATAGATTAGACGTTAATAATATTCCTGGTGCTTTCGGGCATACAGTAACAGTTGTAAATACTATATTTGGTAATTTACACTTTGTTGCTGAACCTCTATTAAGAGGTCCTTGGGAAGATTATTGCGTTGCAGTTGATTTAAGCAATGTCGCTTATCGTCCACTAGTGGGTAATGGTGTCAGTCGTGACACCTTCATTGAAACTAATGTTCAGAATCCTGGTATTGATGGTCGACAAGACCAAATCATTACTGAAGGTGGTTTGGAAATTAGTCTCCCTGAAACTCATGCAATACTGAAATTCAGTTAAGGAGGATAGATAAATGGCTTTTACTAAAACTAGTGCTAATGGTAAGACAGTATATCAA